ATAATAATTAATAAATAATAAATAATTTAGGAATAAGTAAAACTATAATAATGCAAAATTACAATAATAATTTTATTTTTATATATTTAGTTAATTTTGTATTATTATAAATATTTTTTATAAATAGTATATAAAGGCGATTAAAATGAGCGGTAAACTGTGTACTCCTGCCCAAATATATCTTATTGTTTCTTTGATAATGTTGGTTCTTTCTTATTTTGGAATGACTGCGATATCGCAACAGTTGACTATAAATCAATCAAGTCACCCTGCGTTACATTCACTTAACTTTACTTATCAGAAAGATTCAAAAACATCATATGTTGTCCAGGCAGTTTTTATTGTTTTATGGACTTGGTTGTTGTCATACTTGTGCAACAAGGGATATGGCGAACTTTCTTGGTTTTTGGTTTTGCTTCCCTGGGTGTTAATGTTTCTTGCTTTTTTCGTGTACGTGATTGAAACTGTGAAAACTTTATTTTTCAATACTACCGGTTCAATGTCTAGTGCTTTGAATCTTCCTTAAAAATAAGGTATATGCGATTAATTTTGACATTATTATTGTCTCTTATTTTAATTATTATTTATAAATAAATGAATAATAATTAAGGATTATATTATACTTTTATAAAATTGAATAAAGATATTTAGTATAATAATAATAATAAAGCCAAGTAATTAAGCAAGTACGTTTAGTTATTTCATTATAACCACAATGCGTCAAATTGATAATCCAGCATTATTTCGAGAAAATATTCGCAAAAAACTAGAAACTATATTTGGTGATTGTGAAATTGCCATCAATCTTGAAAAGGGTATATTTAATAGTTCTTTAGGAAAAGCAAAAGAAAGATGTGTTGTTAAAAAATGGGACAATAAATATTTCGTTGTTATTTATCTCGACCTTCTCCGAACCGTGTATATAAATTTAAAAGATGAAATAATACTCAATAAGATGAAGAATCACGAAATTCAGGCACACAAGTTGGCGTTTATGACGCACCAAGAGATGAGTCCTGAAAAATGGAATAAATTGATTGAAGATAAAAAAATCAGGGATGAAAATAAATACGAACCGAAGTTGGAGGCATCTACTGATAAATTTACTTGTCGCAAATGCTATTCAAAAAAATGTACATATTACCAGTTACAAACACGTTCTGCTGATGAACCTATGACGACATTTGTAACCTGCCTTGATTGCGGCAAACGTTGGAAGTGCTAGTTAATAATTTCTAAATCCTCGAGATGCCAATATTCAGAACCTCCATTTGGTAAAGGTCTTCTAATAATAAATGGTATTTTTTTCTCTTCTAACTCTTTAATTGCAATAAGGTATCCATCTATTACCCCTTCTGGAACTTTTACAAAGGGTGTTGCCCCGTCATTGATTTGTTTTGCACGTTGTCCCAATATGCGAGACTTTTCGTATTTTGTTAACATTGGTAGTGTACGATGTAATGCATCGACAATTATGCAATTATCATCACGAACTACTCGCGCCAGATTATATATTTCATCATAATTCTGTACAAGACTTTCAGGATGAAAATTTAGCAAATAATTATCCCTTAATTCCTTATCAAATTTTTTTAATTTTGTATTTATATCATCTTCATCATTTTCATTTTCATTGCCATCGTCTTCGCCTATATCCGGTTGTTCTTCTTCTAGTGATGAGGCGACATTTGCTGTAAAATTCCTTTTTTTTCTACCGCGTCCTGAAGGCATTTTAACAGATGATTTTGTAAGTTTTGATAAAAGGTCATCGCCAGAACCAGTAATTGCACCAACATTTTTTCCAGCATTGCTGACTACATCTTGTATATTGCTCAATAATTTATTAGAAGCACTTGCTAATTTTTTGACACCGCTAGCAAATGATGGCTCTTCGCCTTCGCCTTCTTCACCTTCGCCTTCACTTTCATCAATATCGCTTGCCTCTGCCTCATCATCATCCTCAACCGCACCTGCTACGGCTTCTACATCAACCGCATCATCGTCACCACCAGCATCATTTTTTTCAGAACCGGTTTCAGAACCAGCAACAGAATCTTCTTCACTATCAGAACCTTCTTCCTTTTTAGTCATATCTGATTTTTCTTCATCACTCAATGACATTTTCGTTTACGTCTTTATATATAATATATTGGCTTGATTTTATTTCAATTTTATCAATATATTAAAATTCCTATCCCAATATATGAAAAATACATTTGTATCAAATCTCTAAATAATAACGTAATTAATAACGTAAATAATAACGTAATTAATAACGTAATTAATAATGTAAATAATAACATAATTAATAATGTAAATAACTAATTAAATTATAAATATAATATTACTATATTTACGATAAAGTCTGTTCGGTATTCCAAACAGTATCGCAAGTGGCGCACAAATATACAAAATTCATATTAATATCATCATACCTAAGATATATAATTTCACGTTTATTCTCAGAAATGACGCTAACTGAGGCTGGGGCCGGCGCCGGTACTTCTACAGCTTGAGCAGCTCCCTTCTTTTTAGATGAAACATTCGCTACAGCCATAGCACCCACAACGTCACCCTCTTCACTACCACCACCGTGATTGCTTTTACACGATTGATTAGGACATTTTATCGTATTGATACGAGGCAATGTAGGGTCAAGTTTTGTATACTTATTCAAAATCGAGTTATATTTTTGCCTTGTGTTTTTAAAAGATGTCTTCGAAATTGTCACGCTATTTAATGAAATGTTTTTATTTTCGTGACCACAGTTTCTACAGTAATAGACGATTGAATTCGGGTCTTCTTCCGATAGACGAATATAGTACATATTGTTACAGTTTACACAGAAATGCATTTTTTGAAAGCGATATAGTTTGACACAGGTTGGTGTATAATATATTGTAATATAGTTTTATTTGTTTATTTCAATTTTATGTAATTATTATATTCTATATATGTTTTACTCAAGGTCGATTTTATGCTTCTTCATTAACTCCATAAATCTTTCAAGAGTCTTATCAAAATTTACATTAAATGTCATTCCATATAATGCGCGAACCGAATATAAATTATTAATATTTTTACTTACATTTTTTCGAATAATTTCAAGCATATCTTTCGAATTCCTCTTTAAACAATCTTCCATAATACCATAAAAATGTTCTTTATAATCTGATTCAATGGGGATAATATTCGTACTCATAAAATCGCTTATTACCTGAATGCACGAAAAATCTATATTTTTATACAATATCATCGTATGATAATTATTATAATCAGTATGCGTCTCTTTCACACCAGGTTCGTGTAAAAGTGGCTTATTATCCATAATAGATAACATTGTCAATAAACATGATTTGATAGTCTGACACGATGTCCACTGTTCGCCGCGCCACGTATTAAAAATAGATAAACAAATCTTGCCATTTTTATAAAAATTTGGGTGAAATCTTGTAATGCCATCATTGGTTAAATACGTAACCACTGGAGGCGCGTGTGGATAATCTACCGGAAAATTAAACTGAAAAAAATAATACCCACCAAAATAGAGCGAGTCAGGTGGCCCCATAATCATCACATACGCCTTTAAAATATCATTTTCAGAATGTTTATAATATATACCCTCATCTTCAAGCGACGACATGACCATATCTTTTATATCTTTCAATAACCGCTCAATCGTTTCTTTCGGAATACTTACCGGAGGAGGGGCGACACCTCCGCCTCCAACAACCACCCCATTAGTCGTCTTATTATCTGCCATTTTAAAACACAAGTTACTAACTCGCCAATGTATGTTATATATATTTATCGTTTATGTCATTTTTGTATATATATTAGTTTTTAAATAATCTTGATTATCTATTTTAGGGAATCTTTTTTAAACATATAAAATTGACATAAAAATATCTTTCTTTATAATATACAAATGGAACCCCCCAAAAATTACAACACTACCAAATCAAAACCAAATCAGAACACTATAATGTCATCTACGTCATCTACTTCCTCTTCAAATGATTATGAACAATATATGAAGCAATTTTATATGAAAAAAAATGATCAAGCGACTGCAGGGCTATCGTTTACTCATACTAGGATACCTAGTCAACCACATGGTGTAACAGGGGGTACATTTTATATACCGTCAGAAAAATTAAATGAGTTCTGGGCAAAATATTCGAAACACGTTGTAATGAATCGCCGACACGAATATTTAACAGAGAAACAGCTTCCGGGCGCTGGTCCGCTTCTTGTCGACTTGGATTTTCGATATGATGCTAGCATCGATGTGAGACAACATAAGAAAGAAGATATAGAAAACATTGTCGAACTTTATATGGAAGAACTTTCTAAGATTTTAAATATAGGCGAAGGACAGAAAAGAGAAATCAGTGTATTCGTCTTCGAGAAACCAAATGTGAATACCGATGATGACAAATATACAAAAGATGGAATTCATCTTCTCATCGGTGTTCACGCAGACCGTGCAGTTCATCATATGCTGCGCAACAATGTATTGAAAAAGATTCCCGATATTTTGAAACATTTGCCGTTGAAAAATACGTGGGACGACATTTTAGATGATAATATTTCAAGGATGGTTAATCCTGTTGGATGGCAACTATATGGGTCGCGAAAGCCGGGTAATGAAGCATATGCGCTTAAATATCAATATAATTTCGTATATGTAAAAACCGAACCACAAGATGAATTTGTAGACGAGGATGTTCAAGGGGATGAAGGTCGTCACGATGACGGCGATGACGATGACGACGGCGATGATTCGGAACCAAACACGAATTCCAATACAAAGTCGAATTGTGTATGGGGGTGGGAATATGAAGAGAAAAATGTGTCGTTTTTCGACTATAGTAAGAATTTTCATCTACTGTCGGCTCAGTACGACGGTAATCCTACATTCGAAATACTCGAAGCAGTGCGTCGCGAATATGAAGATATTAAGCGAAATAAAATCCGTAGAGCTCCTCAAGCAAAATCCGGAACAATTATGCGCCGTCGCATCGCTTCTAGTGCTAGTAATATTCACGAAATTACTAATCGTGAACTGTTGACGGATGAAATCGATAGAATATTCAATGGTCTTGAAACGCGCGAACACTATATCAAAGAAACAAGCGACTATACAATGTGTCTTCCTGAAAAATATTATAATCAATATAACTTATGGATACGCGTAGGATGGGCTATGCGCAATACGAGCGATAAATTATTCCTCTCTTGGATTCTATTTAGTTCACAGTCCGATAAATTTAGTTATGATAAGATTTCGGAATTCTACGACAAATGGCAGACGTTTTCAATGGAAAATGAGGACGGATTGACGCGCAGGTCTATTATATACTGGGCACAAAGTGATGCCAAAGAAAGGTATCTCGAGGTATATAAAAAGACAATCGATTATTATGTTGATATTACATTGTCAAATGATTTGGTAAATATAAACGGAAAACCGGAAACGACTGTGGTTGATTTGGCGGTCGTTCTTTATAATATGTATAAAAATAGATTTGTCTGTGCTGATTTCGGAGACAATGTATGGTACGAGTTTGAAAATAATCGGTGGGTTGAATGTGACTGTGGCATCTCGTTGCGGCAAATGATCTCGACTGAAATGTATAATGTCTATGTTTCGCGTATCGGTACGATTGGTAGTGGCGGTAGTGGCGGTAGTGGTGGTGCTACATCGGGAAAAGCAAGTAAACAACAAGTCGCATCGGCGGGAGGTGGAGCAGCAGCAGCTACAAATAGCGGAGGTGACGAAAATAAGCCGAATCAATTTCAACACAGGATTTCGGATATATGTTTAAAACTAAAAAATGCGATTACGAAAGGACATCTTATGAAGGAGGCACAAGAGCTGTTCTATGACAAGTCATTCTTGCAAAGTGTCGATAACAAAACTCACTTGTTGTGTTGTAATAATTGCGTTATTGATTTTAAAGAAAAACGTGCAAGAAAAGGACAACCAGACGACTATGTTACGAAGTGTACAAATATTGACTACTATCCTCTTGACCCTAAGAAACACAAAAAAACGATGGATGAGATTCACGACTTTATGAATAAACTTTATCCCGAAGAAGATATTCGCACATATATGTGGGAACACTTGGCGTCGTGTTTGATTGGTATTAATTATCCACAGACATTTAATATTTATACTGGTTGCGGAAGCAATGGTAAGTCGAAGTTGGTTGAACTTATGTCGATGGTTCTGGGAGAATATAAAGCCGTTGTTCCAATTTCACTTATCACGAGCAAGCGAGCATCTATCGGCGGAACTTCGTCGGAAATCGCGCAATTGGTTGGTATTCGTTACGCTGTTATGCAAGAGCCATCAAAGGGTATGCGACTTGAAGAAGGTCCTATGAAAGAAATTACCGGCGGTGATCCGATTCAAGGTCGTGCTCTATTCAAAAATATGATTACGTTTCGCCCGCAGTTTAAATTAGTAGTTTGCACCAATACACTTCTGGATGTGAAGGCAAATGATGAAGGCACGTGGAGACGTATTCGCAAAGTAGACCATAAAGCAGTGTTTTGCAATAATCCACAAAGCGATGACCCGGATTCACCCTATCAATTCTTGATTGATAAACGACTTGATGAAAAATTTAAAACTTGGGCGCCTGTATTCTTGGCGATGCTAGTGGAGAAGGCATTTGAGACCGGTGGTATGGTCAATGATACACCAGCAGTTGTGGCGAGTAGTGAGAGTTACAGAAATAGCCAGGACTATATCAATGAATTTGTTCGCGACAAGATTCGCAAAGTTGATGGACACTATCTCAAGAAGACTGAAATGTATGAATCATTTAAGATTTGGTATATCGAGCACTATGATAGGAATATTCCTCGTGGTAATGAAATTTATGAAGTCTTCGACAAAAAATATGGAAAATATACAACAAAAGGATGGAAAAATCTATCTATCATTTATAATCACGATGAAGTAGAAGAAGAGAATTGATAATATATTATCTCACGCAATGAAATAATATGATACTATGATACTATGATACTATGATAATATTATAAACTTTTTTATTTGTATATATACACTCCATACAAATAAAATCCTAAATAATGCAGTTATGCGGTTATGCAGTTATGCGGTTATTGACAGCAGTAAATATAAAATTCCATAGTATTTGTATTTTGCTTAGAACCCATAAAATTATATCTGTAGAAAGATAAGGATACAAAATTAATCCAATTAATAATCCGATTGTTTTAAAAGATATATTCCTTAAATATATTAATACAATTCCTACCCATAGAATAAGCAATGTCCAATAAATAATACTTGGAAAAACTGTCCAATTTTTCACAGATTCATTTAATTTTGATTCATAAACAGATTTACGATTATATGTATAAGCTTCCGTATTTCCATAATTTATTATATCATTTAACTTTTCATTTTCTGTTTCTAGTTTTTTTAGTAAAATTTTCATATTTTTTTCTGCTATATCCTGCTCCCCTACTACTAAAATTAAACTACTAATTAAATTAGTACTATCTGTAAATTTACTATTCAGATCATTTAATTCATTAATTCCTGTTTGTTGGTATCGATTATTTAATAATGTTTGATACTCTGCACTACCATTTGGTTTATTTGTAATATAATCTTGTTGTGATATATCATAATTTAATTCAGCATTACTTAATGCTTTTTTAGCAGATTGATAAGCAAGTTGTTTATTTAAATCTGTAGCAGCATTATTCATTTCAGGAGAAAAAAGCGCATTATTAATTGAGTCAGAAGTTTTCTGTACTTTTATCAATGTTTCCATTGCTGAAGTTGCCATGGTACTGCAATTGGGACCTGTCTCATCACTTAATTTAGAATTTGAACTCGTTGCGTGTTTTATTATTTGATTCTTTATATCATCTAAAGAAGGAGTCATTATGATTTGTAATTCTGTAAAATATTATGCTATATCTATAATAACATAGTATTTTATTTTATATTATATTAGGCATAAAATAGTGAAAATAATTATTTTTATATATTATTTTTATATATTTTTATTGTAGAACTTTACATTAAGAACCATTAACCACTATATGGTGTCGGTTTTGCCATATAATATGTATCTGATAAAGGGTTATTCGAAGGGTTCAGCGATTGTGATTTGGTTTTTAACATATGTGGTGTAAAAGATTCTTGACCTGTGGTAGAAAGCATCGGACTGCCTGTAGTTACTGTCGATGATGGTTGAGGAATAAGAGAACCTGTTCCATTTGTTGAACCATTACCGGCTCCTGAACCTGCGTCTGCAGTAGATGATGATGGGATATATCCCGCGACCCCTTCTAGGCTACTTTCTATATTACTTGCCGTTTTTGTAATATCGCTACACAAGTTACTAACCCATTCTCTACCATACGTTTCATTTGTTTTACTATCTATTGTATTAACCTTCGTTGGTGGCAGATATTTGTCGTCAAATGGATAATTGTATTTATCAAAATCAATATTACTTCGCCTAGATATATCCCATACTTCTTTTCCGACAATAATAATTCCTACAACAAGAGTTGCAATAATAAGAATACTTGATATGCTGTCGCTAATGAATCCTATTTTCATTAAAAAAATTACAAGTATAATAATACCGCAAAAAAGAACGATTTTTTTCATAACCGATGAATGGGCTTCATATCGTTTTGCATAATAGCTATTTACACCAATCATTCGTTCTGAATTATTATGTAAATCAATCTGTTCTCCAAGTTGTTCAAGTTTTATATTAAGCGCATCTGCCATTAATTGATTTGCTACATTGCTATTCGCAACAACTGGGCGTATAGCGTCAATCTGTTGCTGAGTTAGTTCATAAGATGTTGTAAGAGTATTATAGATAGACATCTTAACTTCTTCTATATTTTCAATTTCTGCTAAAAGTTTCTTTATTTGTTTATTCGTTTTAGGATTATTTAAATCTGAAGTATTCACCCCCGTCGCGTTCACGTCGGCACCCGACAAATTTGTTACTTGTGTAAGAAGATCGGTTTCAAGACTTGTTAACTTCTGTATACTATCGAGTAAATTTTTAGAATTATTTTCATATGAAGTTTGAATAGTCGAAATACCGGTTTGCGTATTCATTTATTTTAATATACAATATTAAAATAAAATAAAAATAATATACATTATATAATTTATAACTTTAACTTTACATATCAACTACTTCCCATACGTAATGCCTTAATTGCTCCAATGGATAATAAAAGAGTTACTATCCCCCAAATAATATATTTATAATTATCACTTATTAAAATAATATCAGTATTATTTCTCGCTGCTACTTTCGTTAAAGCATTGTCTTCTTTTGTTTTTATTGCATTGTCTACATCTTGGATTACATCTTCAAACATATTTGAAAACATATTATTTAATTGTAAGTCATCAATAGCTTGGTTTTGTTTTTTATATATATTAGTCATTTGATTTTTTATTGTTTGTCCTTTTGCAATAGCATTGGCATTAGCTTTATTTAAACTTTGAATTTCATCATCTAAAATTACAGCCATTCCGCATTTTTTATCTGTTGACATAGGGTCCCGGTCCCCATTAATGTAACCACCAAAATCGTTGTATATGTCGTTTGTTATATTAGCAACTAGTTTACTGCATGAAGGGTCCGTCATATCCTGTGTTACTTTCACATCTCGAACGTATGTACTAAGGTTATTGCTATCATCGTAAATTCTATTAGCATATGGATATAATGAACTCTGAGTATATGTTAAACAGTTACTGTTATTATCTATATAGTATCCTCCACAATTAGTATCATTTGAACATATAATGCTACACTTATCGGATGACGTATTTGGAGTAACTGACAATGGAGAAGAAACAGGTTTATAATTGTTACTTTTTATATATGAATCGCCTAAAGGATAACCATTTTGTGGTTGATTATAAGTGTATACGTTATTATTCATATCAACATATGATAAATTACCTACATTATTTGCTTGTATATTATCGAGAAGATATAAAGCATACGATTCATCGTTTGGTGATGCTGCATTTGCAATATTACCAACCGCATAATTACTACTATCTAATGCTATATTATATAAAGAATACTCAATAACAAATTGCAGGTTTTCATTTAATATTAATCTACATATTCCGGACGGCGATGATAAGAATTCTCCTGGTGTAAATGATGCAAGATATCCATTAGGATATGTGTATAAAATAGTGGTATAATTATTAGGATTAGGATTTAATTGTGTAATCCCGCTTTGTTGCACCCAGTCAGGGCGTGGAGCATTTAATGGAACCGTAGTCATATTTTGTAAAGGTAATGATTGATTTAATGCGGTTTGTTCTGCACTTGTAGGAGTAAAAGACCAAACAATCTCATTCCCTGGGGTTCCTGCTGAGTTTGTTATTGTAACTAACCCATTGTCTGCTATCTGAAGAGAAAATATACCGTATTGTGATATTGGTCCTAAACAATTAATAGAAACTTGTGTACCCTCGGATACATTTTGAGCTGGCAACGACATAGGCATTCTCCCACAATTATACGTTAATGTTACATCTTGACCTTCTCCAGCATTGTGAATGTCCGAATAAGTTACTGTTTCTTCTGTTTGACAATATGCATTACGCCCATACTCCGTATTAAATAGCCATTGATACCAGGGCCAGTTCATCCATTCGGGACAAGTTTGTTGCTGCGATATTGTAGTGCGTACTGTTCCAAATGTTGTAACTGATTCCCCGGTTGGATTAGTAGCATTTACAACACTGTCTTGAAATAACATATTATTACTATTGGCCATACCGTCGGATAGACCATATGAAGCATTTACATTATTAATATAAGCACCATACATAGGATCTACATTTGTTAATATATCACTGGCTAAATTTGTATTTAATAGGTTTGCTTGTGGGTTACTGCTAGTTGGCATGCCGTTATAAAGACCACCATTTGCACCGAAAACAATAACATTATTTGTAATTGTAACACCTTGAAAAACCTCACATAGTGTTATAGTTTCGCTATATGATAATTGCTGGTTCCCTGAAAGTGATACTCCAGTATAACATTCTCCTGAATTATTAATAGCGGCATATGTATAACTATAGCCTCCGGCAGTATCGGCAGCTCTTTCAAAACACTGTTTTGCTGTAACATTACTTCCCATATCGCTATTTAAAGCTAATGAAAGATTGGATGTATAATTTTGTTTATAAGAAATATTACTACCTAAAAGTGGGTTTCTATCGTATGTATATACGTTTTGTCCAGCATATTGCGCAATGTTATTCTGCGCAGAAACTGAAGACACCTGAGCGGGTTGTCCTAATAATGCCGATGTAGAACTATTAAGTGTTCCTGATGTTATAATTGGATACTGAGCATTCTGATTTATTGCAAGAGCCTTAGACGCAGGTATATTTAAATCTGTTTGGGTGAAATTTGCATCATTACTATTTACATTACTTCCATAACTAGAAAAAATACCCATTGCATTTACATTACCTAATACACCATTAACGGTAGATACATTGCTATTTTTATATGAATTTTTATCATTGGAATTCAAAAAAATATTGGCTACTGTTGTTGTATCTTTACCTCTCATAATAGCTTTATTGACACTGGTATCTACATCTTTTACAACTCTATCCATAACATTATTTTCTGCAGTATTTACTCTTTTGATATTTTTGTATTGATAATTGGCAGGTATTGATGGCGCTTTTGATGATGATGCAGTCGACGTAGTCGATGGATTGATTGCTCCATTACTGTTGCTAGAAAATGATTCTATTACATTATTTCGATTAGCCTGTTTTTTGTATCGATTTTGTCTAGTGTTACCAGATTTTATATTATTCATTTGATTATTAAAATTTCCTCCTTGTTCTAAACTACTAGGCATTTTTTATATTAACTAATATATTCTTAAATATAATTATAGTCAGATAAATATTTAATAAATGTTTAATAAATGTTTAATAAATGTTTAATAAATGTTTAATAAATGTTTAATAAATGTTTAATAAATAATTGTGACATAAATACATTTATTTATTTAATGTTAGTATACATATATATATTTGATTAAGATGTATATTTTATAGACACCAGTGGGTTGAAGTTAAATAGGTTATTAAAGTTAGGTAATTGTAATGACCTTACGTCATCGTCAACTCTGGTATACCAGGAACCAATATTATTGTATACCAAGAAGGCAAATAACCCCAAAAGTATTATAAGGCTCACTGCTAATGACCAAGTAGATGAGCTAGGATTTATTAAATTTGAAATAGTTATATATAGAACAATAATAGTTATAATAAACCATAAAATGTATACATAGTATCTTTGCGTTGACAATGTTGATGTCTCTTCTGCACCAGCAACAGGTGAAATATAATCTACAGACTTCTCATATTTGTTTAGTTCTATATAGTTATTTATTATTTCTGCATTTATATTATTAAGTTCATTCATTATATTATCATATTCTTGATTTGTCAATATGATATTGTTATTTGTAGCTTGTGTGATTTGATAATATATTGAATCTAAATTATTACGAATATAATTCGTTCCTTCTATTATAATACCTCTTGTTTGTCCCGCCGTTAAAGACATCTCGGGGTTTATTATTACCTCATCATTTGTGTCAGCAATACCACCATCTCCTTTTGCCGACAATAATCTTATATTATTATAAAAAGCTTCTCGAGTTGATATAAATTGTCTTTTAAGATTCTCGATACGTTCCTGAGATACAGCTTTAATTTGGGGAGGCTGTGATGTAGATGCACTCGATGTTGTTGTCGGTGATGATTGCGTAGGGGTAATTGAAATCGTTGATGCAAGTGCAGGTACTGGTGCTCCTGGTGTGTTTGCAGTTAAACCCTCTAAAATCTTGCCTTTAATAATCTTACCTGAATCCATACCTGAACTATTGGTTTGGGATATAAGATTTAAACTCGGTATAAGTTCATTTACAATAGAGCGTTCATTCTTTAAAAATTGAACACCTTGCATAATTGCTGGGTCTGTGTTTAATTGTGCTCTATATCCACTTTCGGAAATTGGTGCAAAGTCACTAAACATGTTTGAATTATCCATTGTAATTATTATTTATTTATATATTATTTATAAAATATAAATAGAAAATGTATTTTTGATATTAAGTTATATATCTCTGTTATTAATTACTTGTAACATCTGGAGTTGTTAGATATGCTTTTATCTTGTCTATTTCACCCATAACCCAGGATTCACTCTTATCCTTCTTACAGCTATCAGCAATACTTTTTATTTCCTTTTGAGTTTTTGACTCATCAGCGGTCGGTTTAGCACGTCTTACTAAATAGACTATTAAATAAAATACGGCTATAATTACTATACTTACTAATAATAATATTATCATATTTTTAGTTGAAGAATTTTCAGATACTGTTGAATCGTCACCTGCATCATTTCCAGTCCCTCCCTTTGCCTTATCAATAGCATTACTTGCCATATTTTTTGTATTGTTAACAACATTTTTGGTTATTTCTATAAATGGTGTTGATTGCAATAGGTATAGAATATAAATAACACCCGATACTATAGTGATTAAATAAATAATAGAACGATAATACATTTCTCTTTCATTATTAAAAAAGGGATGTGAAGCACTATTTATATCTGTAATATTGGATGCCTCTACTGATAGAACTTCATTTTCACTTGTTAATAGGTCTATTTTTTTTTGAATATTTTCAATACTACTTGCTTTTATTGAAAAAATATTTTTAATATCATATGCCAATGAATTGTAACTATTATTTAAAATACTCAGATTTTTCTTAGAAACGAGGTATGGCGCATTGGGGTTCTCATTTTCAAAATTTTGTGTATTTAGATTTCTAACATTGATGTTATATGTAAGTTGTTCTGTTTTAAAATTAACAAAATTTTGTACATAATTATTAGTGTTAATCGTATACTCATTATTTAAATTATTTAATTGGTTTAAGTAATATGTTTGTATATCTATCATTGTGGTTGTAATTATTTTTGGTATATATAATATCTATAATATCTATAATATCACAATAAAATATTATAACACATTATAATTAAAATAACAAAAATATACCTATATTTTAATGTATAAATGTATAAATGTATAAATGTATAAATGTATAAATGTATAAATGTATAAATGTATAAATGTATAAATGTATAAATGTATAATTATAAATACCCAAAATTTATTTTACAAAATAACTTGCGTACAGTGTCTATAATAATTTGAAATAATAGCTGTTTTACTTGGGCGTTCGATTTTACATATTTCGCCTGGTCTCATTCCAATCGCCTGAGCTACTGGGTCAAAACGTGAAATATCTGGTAGTTTCTTGACATCAATAATATTATATTTTTTAAATACGACATCTTTCTCTTCTTGGGTTAGGATTACGTGTTTCGGAACATATTGGTGTTCTAAAATATTAAATTGTAGTCTCTCTAAACTAAATATGATAATATATATGCGATTCCTATCCCAAAATTCATTTAATATATTCATCAATGTTTGATTCATTTCTTGTTTAATTACAATAACTAATGTATCGGTTTTTTTATTAAGAACATTTTCAAATGTAAATAAATCATCCACATAATCTTGAATATTTTCAACACGCAAAGTTTTGCCTAAATGATATTTTACATATACTTTTTTTTCAAGCACGGTTCCTTTATTTGCCGACATCAACATATCCATTTGTTTCGGCGCGTCTTTATTCGTGTACATCGCATGAACTTCATTTACACCAAAATCTTGATACTCTGTTGTATCATATTTTTGTTCGCCTAATAATTTAAGCAATGTCTCACGAGATTTGTGAATCATTGTAATTATTCCACTTGATGATTTCTGTTGTTGACTTGCCATTTTGATTCTTTTCTGTTTGGTTGATTTCCTTGCTACTCTTTCTTATATTTATATTACAAAACAATAATTTTAATTCAATTTTATTATTGTTTTATTATCGCCACCCTCAATACATTATTAGAAAATACATTATTATAATATATAAATTTCTCTAATATAAATTATTATGATAATGACGATGATGATACCATTACTATTTTAGAACCTCCTCCAGATTGTCCGTCCGCATTACCATCCGAAGAATCTTTCTTTTCCGGCGCTTTTACTTCTAAAATACTTGATTGCGGAGAAAGTTGTGGGGAGGCTTGTGCAGATGATGAAGGTGTAATTATCGAGGTATACATAGGACTTGATGGTTGAAAACTAGAGACAGGCATTAATACATTTCCTAATCTTACCATAGGTGATGATGCAGGCGACGGTGTTTGTCCTTCTGCTCCCATAGCCATCGCACCATAGCTTAGCTGTCCGGGTATAGGAGAAACTGCAGCTTGTCCATAAACCGGCGATGATGCTGTATATACCGGTGATGACGCTGCATATTCAGGCGATGATGCTGCATATTCAGGCGATGATACTGCTAACGGCGACATTGATAGTGAACCTGCTTCCCCAGCGAGTATTCCAGCATCCACTTGCTCTTTTGCCTGCTCCATCATCTTTTTCTTATACATAATTTTTTGGTACTCTTGGAATATATTTACATATGAACTCATCCAGTTATTTGGAGTTTGATTCCTTGCCAATTCATTTGCCATAACCTCGTCCGGTATTCTTGTTCCATCGTGATATACTAAATCCTTATCCGACCACCCAACAGGATGTGTCGTCGGGAATGTGCCATAACCCTCGGCATCACCATCCCACATTTCAGTTGGTGAACCATTACCATCAAGAATTAAAGAACTAAACGTGTATCTATATTTACCCGGTGTAGATTCTCCTTCTTTTGAACCGGTGGCAGCGGATGCAGCAGCAGCACCCTCACCTTCTCTAGCAAGTTCGGATACCAATACGCGCTCATCCAATCTCCAACCAAGGTTCTCAATATCTTTCAACATCTGTTCCTGTGCTTTCTGATTATCCAATAAAACGGCATTTGTATTTTCTTGTCTCGTCGACAATTCAACCTTACGCGCTGTTTTACTCACAATGTTACCCACTGAACTATTCTCCTTGTTCTTTTCAATAATTCTTTCGATTACATCTGAATTAGATACGTCATCGCCACCATTGTACATCAATTTATGTATCGTTTTCGAATATGACATACTTTCCAACTGATCGATATTGTCTTCTGTTATTATTCTCATCGTCACATTCATCGTCATCAACTCCTGTAATAATAATTTAAACGAATACGGAACACGCACAATACTAAACGACCTACCAAATCGCGTTATTTTATCTATATTCATCTCACTCAATAAGTTCCCTGTAAATTTTACAGGGCCATCCGCCATAGGACTTATAAACAAATCGCGCATACTATTATATATCGCAATTGTCCCCGTCTTATTACATACCGCCATATAATACTCATCCCCGCGAATCATCATCGACTCCTCCAGAAAATGACTAATACCGTGTGCGATAATTCCGTCACGTTCCATTTCACCTATGCGCAGACCACCATCATTTGCGCGCCCCTGAACCGTCTGACGCGTAAGTAGTGTTCTCGGGCCACGTGCACGATAATTTATTTTATCCTTTACCATATGCTTTAAGCGCATATAATAAGTCGGTCCAATATATATATTAGACTGAATTTGCTCTCCGGTCATACCGTTATATAATATTTCTGTTCCCGATGAATGATAACCCTGATTTACTAATAACTTACCAAACTGTTTTTCCTTGGGTCCCGTATTCATAAATGCAGTACAATCACCAAATGCACCATACAAAGAGCACGCTTTCCCTGTCAATGTTTCTACCAACTGACCGATTGTCATACGTGACGGAATAGCGTGTGGGTTTATTATAATATCCGGGCGTATTCCATCCGCGGTAAATGGCATATCTTGTTCTCTTATTAATAGACCAACAGTTCCCTTTTGTCCTGCTCTGGATGCAAATTTATCACCAATATTCGGCATTCTTTCTTCGCGGATTCTGACTTTTGCCAATCGCGTACCTTCTTCATTCTCGGTAATAAATGTTTTATCTACAAATCCAAGCTGCCCTTTTTTCGGATACACGGAATCATCTGACTGCTTATCTGCATTAATCGAATTTGACTTTACTTTGCCAATTAAAACCATTTTATCGTTTAATTCTGTATTCTCTTTAATCATTCCATACATATCGAGGTGATCATATTCATAACCCGGTTTCAGCCCAACAACATTTGCTTCTTTTTCTATATTAAGAATACGTGATTCGGATACTACCCCTTTATCTTTGGCGGACTCTTCGCGCGTTTCATAACTATTAAAATATGTTGTTCGAAACATTCCGCGTTTTACCGAACCTTCGTTGAAAAGAATAGAATCCTCTACATTGTAACCAGAATAACACATAATAGCGACGATTACATTTTCGCCACACGGATGCTCTTCATTATTTATGTGTTTTAAATATCTGCTTTTCACTATTGGTATCTGTCCATAGTTCAACATCACGCCCATTTTATCAATCCTTGAAATGAAATTCGTGCTATATGTCGAGACCGCTTGTTTCGCCTGACCACATGCAAAAGCATTACGTGGTAAAGGATTATTTTCCGGATATACAATTTGATTCCCCATAAATCCATACATCAATGACGGATGAATTTCCATATGAGTATATAACTTATCTCTCGGTCCATAGGATAGCGTAATCAGCGTCGACTCCGCCTCTGATGTATCAATATACTCGAGTATATCAGGAGTTCGTGTATTTTTAAGTGCTACAATATCCTGTACGCCGTATAATCCCATCGGAGTATATATTGTCGCGGTATCTGTTTCATATTCTTTTATTGTTTTTGATTCTTTACATCCTATTAAATTCTGCCATTTGATTTTACCAGATTGTAATAGAGCGGCGGCTTCTTTTTTTTGGAATGAGTATTCCCCACTATCACTGTCATAAAAAAATAGTGGTCTACATAATCTTCCACCATCTGTGAATATATATATTTCATTTGACTGTATATCCCAGTTCACGCTTATAAATGGCGATATTAGACCATATCTCCTATATGCCTTTATTTGCTTAGTTACTATATCTGGTGCTGAAACGACGCCTATCCAAGCACCGTTTACTAATATTTTTGTTGCGCTGTATAAGTATTTGCGAGGACATTCTTCTAATAATTTCATACCAATTGTATTTCGCATCCATTTTATCATTGGTTGCCCCGAAAATCCTGTAGTTATGTGACACATTAATGTCATACTTTTGTGTAGACCACAGTTTGCTCCATCTGGTGTATCCACCGGATCAATGATTCCCCATTGTGACCCGTGCAATAAACGCGGTTTAATTGATTTTGAAGACGAATCAATTGGCAAATTAATTTTCCTAAGACCCGATATAAATGAATTGTAGGATAATCTATTTACATCTTGTACAACACCGATTTTTTTAGTATGTTCTACTGAACCCCAGTTCCCCTTAAATGCACGTTTTAATCCCGACTCGACTACACGGTCTTTAAAAATTTCGCCTTGGTTTAATGTTATAAGTGTCGGAAAACTTTCACTTGTATTATAACGCGATGTATTCATATAGTATTCGCGATCAGCTGCAAGGCGAATATTTGCCTGCTGTAATGAAAAATACTCTTTGAATAAATCATAGAGCAGACGCCCAGGCGAATCAACACGCTTAAACTTGAAATTATCTCTATCAGTCTCTTTATCTATTTTTGTATACACAAGTAATAATTTATATACAATGTATCCCAAATAATATGCTTTATTAATATAATTTAATTCGCCTATTTGTGGTAAAAAATAATTTATCAAAATATCGTGGACATGCGATGGCGTCTTTGACTTTGTAAATGTGGCGATAAATTTTAAAGCGATTTCCTGTGTAAAAATTTTATTTGCGTCGTGTATAGAAGGTATAAAAAGGTCAATCATATTCTCATTTTTTTCAAGGTCAAGTAAACAATATTCAATAATATCTTTATCGGATATTACACCTAATGCGCGCATAACAATAAACAGAGGTATTGGTTTACGAACATTAGGAATTACAACAACAATTTGTCCGTTAGAATACCTGGCACTGGGAGCAACAATTCTTACCGACATTGTGCGCTCAGGTTTGGATGCATCCTCTGATACTGTTCTTATATCTGCAGAATGGCTATATAATTCATCTTTATCGCCGTATTCACGTATATATAACATATTATCAGCGAATTTCTCCTGTGAAATTATAAACTTCTCTTTGCCATCGATAATGAAATAACCGCCATAATCATTGCGACATTCACCCATATTAAATCTAACAGACGGATTCATACCATTTAAAATACATAAATTGGATTGAAGCATAATAGGGAAACGACCTAAAAATATTTTATTTAAGGTCTCACTACTTTGAACAATATTTCCTTGAGAATCGCGCATAATGTATTCAACATCGACATCATAATGTATAGTAGTACCATACGTCATATTCCGAAGACGCGCTTCATTTGGATACATAAAATGTACACGTTTTTCTGCGCCGTTATTTTCGTTGTCATAAATAACCGGTTTTCCAAAATATAATTTATTGCCTGATTTACCACCCATATACAGCTCGCAGCGAAGATTAAATGTGCTGTCTTCGTGGTTTTGTTCTTTTTGTAGAACGATAGGATTTTTCTCTTTGAAAATACGTTTAATACCATTTGTTATAAAATCATTATATGATGCTAAATGATGTTTTACTAATATGTTTGGATTGTCGTCAAAAAAACTATCGATAACACTCCACGCTATTTCCGAATTCATTGTCATTGTTGCGATTCTGTAATTATTTATTAAGTTATATTATATATTTTATATATTTTATATATTTATATTTTATATACTAATATTTTATATACTAATACAATGTATTTTTTAAAATATCAAATACATTGTGTCATTTTCATATTTTAATTATGATTAACGCTTAACTTGCGTCTTAGCAATACCAACAACCATTCTTGCTATTATTATAAACGCTATAAGCATTATTACATATGGAAAAAGAAAAATAAACCACGCTGATTTATTCCACCCATATCTACATAACATATTTAATAACCAGGCCCAGAATAAAATAAAAAATACATTTAATGCATAATATGCTGGTTTATTTTTTATGGCACATTTGACATTCCCTAAACATATTTTTTCTTCATCATTTGTTTTCATATCATAATAATAAGATACGGCGAGTAATATAATACCGATTATCATATATAATTTCGAAGGCAGACATAGATTGTAAAATGTTTCGAACATTGTATATATATATATATC